GGCAGAACTCATATTGATGTGCCAGTTCCTAATCGTTCAACACAAATATTCAATAAGATAAGATTATGCAGATCTCAAGATGGTGCAGATATAGCTGATTTACTAAGTGAATCACATAGACAAGATTTAATGGCCAAGCATTCTTCAAAAGGGAGATTAATCAATGGATAATATTAGCTCAATCGCAGAAGGCAAGTTGACACCTTATGATTATGTCAGTGGATCTCTACTGTCTTGGTTGTTCGGTTTGAACACTTGGGATATTGATTCACAGAACACCCTTAGACTGCAAATAAGAAATGCACAAATGGGTATTTATCCAATGCCATTGGAAGTCACCCCTCGAATGCTTTATGGTACAAACTCAGAAGTGTCTGGAATGAGAACTTGCCTAGAGTTGGCTGGATTTCCCATCAATGAACAAATGTTTCAATGGCAATTTAGCAAAGCCTTTTTTCACAAAGATCTGAAATTGGCTTGTAGTCTTGATGGACTTTATGACTTGGGTGATACAACACTAGCCATTAGAACTGATCCAAAGATGAATGTGCATACACCCAATGATGAAACTGTGTACCTAACAGGCAAGGGTGTTATTGAACATAAAAGCACTGGCAGCAGCTATGAGACTGATGAATGTTCACCCATGTATGAAATACAAGCCAGAGGCGCTTGCGAAGTCTTGGATGCCAACTGGTATGCGGTCACAGTTTCTTATGGCAATGATCCTCATACTTATTTCTTTGAAAGGAATCCAGACTTTGCACAAGAATTAAAAGAAGTGTTGACTGATTTCTATCGAAGGGTTGATGAAGATGATCCTTATATGCCTAGAAGTTCCAATGGCTTTAATCTGCTACATCCAGAAGGACAGGAGCAAACTGTGGTACTCAGTGATGATGCTAGGGATGCAATTCTGGCAATTGAGGCTGCTAAGAAGATGAAAAAAGATTGTGATGTGATTATTGATCAAAATGAAATGATCGTCAAAGCAGAACAGGGTGATTCCATTAATGCTGTAGCTTACTATGAAGAAGATGGGATTGAATATCAGATCAATTCAAAGTGGGGCATGATTAAGCGTAAAGAAGTTGCTGAAAAACTCATTCCATTCAAACCAGCAACCATAATTCGATCCAAAGGACTGAGAATCAAAAGGATGGTGATCAATGCTTAATTTTTTAATCAATTATTCCTTTCACATTTTATCCATGATCCTTCTTTTGCTCTTATTGATTGGAGGGATTGCCAATGCTTAAATTTGATCATAATGTGCCTGTGCCCCCCTCAAAAAGTGGAGTCAAAACAAAGATGGAAAGCGATGAAATGAGAGAGGACTTTTCTAAAATGAAAAGAGGAGATTCAGTGTTTCATTCGCTGGTTGATGTACCGCTTTATGCAAGAAAAGAAGAGGCTGAAAAACAGGGAAATAGAATGCTCTATATTCTCAGGACTCTTGGTTTCAAAGGCAGTAGAAAAACCAGTTACACAGATTATGGTGATGTTGAAGGATTTAGAATTTGGAGGATAGAATAATGCTATGTTTCAAAACGAATATAAAACTCTGTGACATTAGCGAACTCCTTGAAAGAAAAAATATTCTTATTGATATGAAAGGTCTTTCAAAACAGCAATTTGATAGGAGAGAGAAGTTGTTAGAGACTTATGATGCGATTGTGAACCTTTACATCAAAAATGGTCAATGTTCTACAATAATGGATCTGAATGAGACTTTGGATGTTGGTAATTCTGCCATCCATAAAAGAGTTGAGAAGTTAACCAACCTCAGTTTGATTTATAAAACTAAGGCTGGTCAGATAAGCCTCTATGATAATCCTAGTCTTTAGCCTTAGCCTTACCAATGTTCAATGCTAATACTTCAATAAACTTATAGATGCTATGTAATATTGCATTATCTTTAGGGGTTTTGGTTATCATACATATGATGCTGGCACACGAAATAATGCCAGTAATGATTTGAATAAATATTTCCATTATTTTTCCTTTATTTTTTCCGATTCATAAACCCAATGGCTGATCTTGTACCAAAAGAGGCTGCGACAACAATGCTCAATAGATACTGATACCATTCAGGCATTTGTTCCAACACTAAAAATCCCTCTTTGACATAAGGAACTAGTGAAGGGATAAAACACATGATGAGTGGAATGGAGAACAGAAAAGTCAACCATTCATCCTTGAAAGAATTGCCTGAGTTTTGTTGAGCAACAGTATCCCAATCTTGGGCATTCTTCATTCTGGCCTCAGATTTTGAGATTCTTCCCTGAAGAAATGTTGATCCTAATCTTCCGACTAGCTGGATAACTTCAATCATGTGAAATAGGAGATCAGCACAGCAGCCATGCTTGAGACTAAGGCAGCCAATGCGACTCTGATTTGTGTGTTAAGTGTGGTGAGTTGGGTTTCTATTGATGATAATCTCCGATAGTTTTCTTTCCATCGAATATCACAAGCTGACTCATGAGAAGATAATCTCTTATCAATATCCTGAATCCTCTGATTTGTTGATGTGTCTTTCATTGTCATTAATGTGTCCTATTTCAGTGCCTAATCTTTTTGTTAAGTGTTGAAACGCGCCTTGCAGTTCGACCATCATTTGATTTGTTTGTTCCAGCTGTGGATTCAAAAATTCCAACTCAGAAACAATCATTTTTGCCTGATCGCTTAACTCATCAACCTCATACTCTTTATCTCCAAATACTATTTTCTTGCCTTCTTCATTTGACATATTTTCTCCTAATTAATCAAAATGCTTATTGTTTGCAAGAGAATCCCAAAGAACACAACCCAAAAACCGCGTTCATAGTTAAACCCTTGTTGCTCCACTTCTTTTTTCACCTATATTCAAACCTTAAAAGTTTCCGTTGTGGGTGTGATTTCTTTGTCAATTGTGTTTTTGAGTTGCGCCTTCATGAGAGCAATTTCTTTATCACCAATAACTGCTTTAACCCAATCGTTAACAATTGTGGTTGTCAGATCGTCTTTTGAAACATAACTGGCTGGACTCAAATCACTGAGATCAAGACTTACAGTGCCATAAACTGATGCTGTGTATTTATCCCCTTCAGGATTTGTCTCGGATGATGTTCCAGTCAGCATCCAATGCACTGTGTAGACACAATCATCAAACCCATGATGCTCAAGATAAGCATCGACAGTTGGGTTATCTTCCCATTTATAAGTATTAGCCACTTAATTTTCCTCTTTTAATTTTCGCACTTTTCATGTGCTTGTTGTTTTAATTGCTCAACTTCTGCTGAGAGTTCTTGTACTGCTTTAATCAGCGGTGTTACGAGTTTGCTGTAGTCCATTTGATAATAACCATCTTCCTCTGATTGTATTACTGCATGAGGTATCAAAGGCTCTACTTCTTGTGCAATTAAGCCATCTTGTTTTTCTCCTGATTCTTTCCATTCAAAATACACTGGATTAAGTTGATTGATAATTTCAAGACCTTTTGCATCACCCAAAACATTCTTTAATCTTTCATCTGATGAGGTGTTATAAGTCGTGCTGCTTCCATCTACAGAGATAGAGCCTCTCACGGATTCAGCATAATGAAAAACTGCAATTTGTCCTGTTGATGTCCAACGAGTTAAATATAAAGAAGGTGCAGCACTTCGTCTATGTACTGCATATCCATCGGAGTCAAGTAAATGTCCTGCCTCACTAGCGGCTGGACCAGTATTTGTGGTTCCTAGTAACAAGCCTCCATTAGTAGTAATACGCATTCTTTCTGCTGTAGATGATCCAGTTCTAAATTGTAAATAATCTCCATTGTGATGGTAGTTTATTCCACCAGAACTTGTGCCTTGATCTAAAAAAGCTATCTCGCAGCTTCTATCAATACCAGTAGTATCAAAAAATAATCTAGGATTACCACTACTTCCTGAGTCTATAAGTATTGTTGCATCTGCGTGTGCTCCACCACCAACATCTAACATACATGAAGAGCCATGAAGAGTAGGACTATTAGTACCAATTCCAACTGCATCATTACCACCATCAACAAAGAGCATATTGGCGTTGCCGTTGCTCTCGACTCTGAAGTCCATATCTGCTGAACCTTCGTTAAAGATTATTGTGCCATTTGCACTACCATCTATTGTTATGGGAGTTACAGTAGTTCCCGCATTACTTACATCAAAGAACATATCAGTAGTATTTGCAGCACCAGCAGTTGAAACTCTTATATTTGCT